CAACACGGAAGTCATAGATACCACGGCGACCTTGAACATCACGTAGATATGGTTCTACCAAGTTCACGAATGCGGCACGTGTAAACTCATCGTTGAATTCAAACAATGAAGAACGAGCAGCCTTAGCGATTGCTTTTTCTAGAACAATAAACAATCTGCGAACGTTGATACGGTCAAATGCTGATGGACGATTCAACAATGTTTTGTCGCCATACAAGATTGTGCCTTCACCTGGGAATGTAACCACTGGGTTAACACCTGCTTTGTAAAGAACATCACGTTCAGCCTTAGTTGGGTTCCAAGCAAGTTTGATAACATTCTTGATAACGCCACGTTGTAGACCTGCTGGTGAGAACCATGGATCACGCTCAACGTCTGTGCGAACACATAGACCAGCGGTGTCACCATTTAATGGTACCCAACGGTATACATCGTTATATTTGTCATATTGGTATTTCCAGCCAGAGTCCATAACTGCATATGAAGACTTGGTATATGAATCTACTGTAGTTGCGATAGCAGAACTTTCGCTACCATAGTTATCAACAACGTCAGCCTTAGCAGGTGATACAAATACTAAACAATCTTTACGTGTTTCAGCAATAGAAATTAGGTGGTTAGGAACAGTAGAGTTGCCTGTAGAACCAGAAATTAGCAACGATACATCAACAGAATCAGAGTTGCTGAAATAATCGAATGCTGAATTTACGTTTGCTGATGTTGGTGTGTCATCAATACCACCAGACAATGTTACTGTGCTATTTGCTGCCAAATTTGTATAAGCAACAGCGCCAGTAGCGGCTGTGCCCCAGTTAGAAGCCAAGTGACCTGTAGACCAGATATACTTAGAACGATTGTTCAAAACGTCTTTGTAGTAGTTGCTTGAGCCATCAGAGTTCTTAGCATCACTTGCTTTAGAAACGTAGCCATATTTTTCTAGGATTGTGCCAGCCACACCAGAAATTTTACCTGTTGTGTCGATAACAACAATGTGAATCTCATCGTTTGAAGATGCACGATCCGATGCGTATGTAGAAGTTGCTGGAGTTGAATCAAAGTTTGATGCATATGTCCAAGTGGCATATGTATTAGCGTCAGCCAAAGAAACTTTAATGCTATTACCAAGTTGTCCTGGGTATTTTGCAGTAAACAATGTTGCTGAGTTTGCGCTATAATTTTGTTCAAAGTCTGTTTTGCTTGTGATTAATTGTGCGGCACCATTAGATACTGCGTTTTTAGCACTTGCACCAACTGCACGAACAACACGCAAATCGCTACCATATGATAGGAAGTTGGCTGCCGTGAAGAATGTTTCGTATGTGTTTGCGTCTGGTTTGCCAAACTTATCTGCTAGTTGAATTTCATTGTTTACGATAGTGATTTCGTTAACAGGACCCCATGCAAATGCGCCGGCAATGCCACCAACAGTAGTTGCAACAGAGGGAACAACTGTTGTCAAATCTACTTCGGAGATGTTAACTCCTGGTGATAATTGAAAAGCCATATTTTGTTCTCCTTATTATTTTTATAGAACTTATCTCATGTAGTATATTTATGATTTTAGAAAGTTGAGGGTAGGTATCCTCTGTCGGCGACAGTGGACCACATATCTTTCCCATCAAACTCTTTTTCTTCCTGTAATCCATCGTTGATTTCGCCAACAGGAAGCATTTCTTCATCTAGTTGTAGATTTCTTTCATCCAGTAATCGTTGGCGAACGTCTGAATTTGTGATTTCCTTGAAGTAATTTTGGGCTGTAAGCCAAGAAAAAAGCACCAAAGTCATAACAATATCATCATTGTTACCTTCTTCGGCTTTGTAGGTATCTTTATCCCTAACAAATGTATTTAGTTCTGCGATGGTGTCGAAGTCATTGGTGATTAACTTATCAGTTTCAATCAATGTTTTTAAGTTGGCACATCCAATTTTCTTAACAGTTTTGGATGTTCTAACACCATATGCGGCACCTTTCTTAAAACCAGATGCGATATGTTGACCTTTGATTTCGTGACTTTCAACACGGAAGATATGCTCATATTCAAGTTCATAATGCAAAATGTCTACGACTTGTCCACCAACTGAGTTAGTCTCAACCAAAACCCAAGCACGATTATATCTGTTGGCGATGTTGTAAACAAAAGTTGGTAGAATCAAAGGTGACATTTTATTGTCACGGAACTTAGCAACATGACGATATGGAACTTCGGTAACATCAACCACAGAAACTACCGAATAGTCCATGTTAACACCCTCCGAGCAATCAACAACTGCGATGTATGTGTGACCTGGTTTAGGTTGTTCGTAGATATCCATATGCTCTTCTTTGGCATTTGGATTTAAGAACGTCAACATCTTCAACTTAGCACCAGGAATCAATGTTGCTGATGAACCAATAAATTCTGTTTCAAATTCCTGTCGGAATTGTTCTTCACTGGTGTTTCTGATAGTCTCTTCACGCCAAGCGGCATCTCTTCCTGGTACCATTGACCAGTGGACTTCAAATGGAACATACAATGAACGTTTCTCAACGGCATCCATCCACATACGATAGAACTGATTCAGTCCATGTGGTGTAGAAACAATAATAACTTTTGTTGTTTTACCAGATGAGATAACAGGATAGGTAGAAGTGAAGAACTCTTCTGCCATGTTATGTGGAACGAACGCAAACTCGTCCAAGAAAATTAAGTTATATGATCCACCACGAACACCGCTGGCGCTGGTAGCATACGCTGAAATTTCTGAACCATTTTCTAGAACAATGTTACCTTTGTTCCATTCCATGATGCCTTGTTGCATCCATAGTGGAAGATATTCATATGCATACTTGATACGTCCAAGAATGTCACGTGCTAAGTCACCTTTGTTGGCTAGAATAGCAATCTTATAATCATCTTGGAATAAAACACACCACAACATATAGCCAGCAGCCGTAGTTGTTTTACCAACCTGTCGTGGCATCTTTGCGATAGAGAAACGATTGACGTGGAAACCTGTGACCATTTCTTCTTGGAAAGGCCACATTTTGAAAGGAACGAGACCATCGTCAACGTTCACAATTTTCATATAATTTTTAATAAAATATACAGGGTCTTTAATGCATCTGGTAATCTCAATTAACTGGTCATTGGTGTATTCAATTTTAACACCACCACGTTTGAGTTTCGAGTTGCCTTGATACCCACCACCATAATCTGACATTTAATTACTTAATGATGCTCTTTAACATCCATGCATGTTTTTGATGTTGGTCAAGCAAGTCTTGTAGAAAATTGGAAATTGCTGGTTCACCGGCTTCATCGGCGGCTTTGATACCAGCACGAAGATGATAAATGAATCTATCATTATCTCTTTGCAAAATAGAGAACATTGCAATAGGCCCTGGAATAACTGTCTCATCGTCAATGTCAGATAGTTCAATTAGTCTACCTAATGATACTGGAGCATATGCACCAAGCATACGAATCTTCTCAGCAATCAAATCTGTGTTAGCAAATACACCAGCATAGAATGCACCCAAGAAAGCATGGTAGTCATTGAAGTTTGGTCCTTCAACGTTCCAGTGAAACGAATGTGACTTTGCATATAGACCAAAGTTGGTACCAAGAATGGTACGCATTTGTTGAATTAGTTGTTCCATGTTTATCCTAATTGTTTTATTTGTTTAATTAAATCTGCTGTAGAGCCAACGAATACTGCCTTGTCTACATTAACTGTTGGCTGTGTTACTGCTTCTGGTGATAGTTCTTTACGTGCTTTTTGTAATGCAAGCAAATCTTTATTCATATCACCGAGTTGTTTAATCATATTGGATGCAACTTCATATGCTCTTGGATGATCCGTAGCATCAGCAACCAATAAAATCTTATCTACAGCCTTGCTTCCTTTTTGTAGAAGTTCACGCATATTTTTACGTGCGAATTCAAAATCTGTTTCTGGTGATGTATCTTCTGGTACCATTAATGTGGTCGGCGAAATAACTTCCTCAGCAGGAATGTTTTCTATACCAAAGATATCAGATAAGTTTGTGTCTGTCTTCATAGCGTATTTGGAAATTCAGTTATAGTTTCTGAGAATGAATAGTTACCTGTAGCATTAGATGATACTGGATCAGGAACTGTGATAACAGCCACCGACTTAACTGGATTCAAGTCTACGGTATTTATCGTATAATATGCACCAGAGTAATCACCAACAATAACATCATTCTCATCTAGTAAATCTGTCAAATCAGAAACAATTAATGTTCCTGTAGAGTTGTTTGCAAAATAAACAACAGTTCCAGATTTACCATGTTTTTGTTCACGCACGATTTCGCCAGTAACATAAACTCCCGCTCCGTTAGCA